ATCGCGGAATTTCGATGGCGCACTCGATTGCGGGCGCGGGTAAGACTCCAGTTCTCAAAGGTGCGGCCTATGCTGAGAACGTAGCTGTTGGAGAAGCCAAGATAGCAGATGCCGTTTCCGCAGATACGTCTGCTAATAGTGCGAACCTTAATCCAGAGGAAGAAGCCGCACTATCTAGTAAGTACGGTTCGCCCGTAGATTTGCATAGCCATCTTGCGGATGCAAAAGTGAACGGCCCCCTATCACTCGCCGAAGCCAAGATCAAGATTGGTATGAATTTGAAAGGACCGGATGTGGCGGCCGTGCAAAAGGCTTATGGCTCCACTGAGAACGCGAAGAAACTTTTTGGCCTAGAGGCCACCGGAGGAGTGGGGACCATCATCAAGTCGGGACAGGGCAACGAACCTACTAAGATAACAAATAGGCCGCAGGTCAGCCGCATCGTGCTTCGCGCCGAATTGCCGCGCACTGCGGTGCTCTCGGTTCCGGCTTATGGGATCAATGTGCACTCGGAGCGTGAGGTTGTCGTCACGGGGGGCGGCTGGAAAGGATGGGACGCGTGGTCAGGTCAGTCCCCGAAATTCTCAGAGGTCCCGATGCCCGGTCAAACGATTTCGACGTTTGCCGACAAGCCGCAAACGCCAACCGATTTGAAGGCAATTGATACAGCGGCGAATGAGGCATACGATTGGTCAACACACACGCTCAAAGTCAACGTAACACCTGAGCAACAAGCTGGCATAGATAAGTGGAAGGCGGACCAAGACATCGTTGCGAAGTACAAGAAAACAATTCCTAAGAGTCAACAGCTATGACTTTTGACATCGACATAGGGCACAACGGAGGCCCGCACTGGCTTTCTCTCGAAGGCAAAGGCGGACGCGCTGGCATCCGTGCCAAGCACCGCGCGCTATGGGAGGCGAAGCATCCTCGTCAACGCATACCTATGAGCGCGGTGACCAAGGCGCGTCTGGATCGCATCAGCGATCACCAACTCTATCCGATCATGATCCCGGTTCGGCGCAAGCGGCTGACTCCGCATAATGCGGCCGTTCATGGTTTTGCCGTCGCCATCAAGGAAGCCGAAAAGCATCGCCGCACGCTGAAACGTCGGTTCGGCTATAACGACCAGCAAATCGGCACCATGGCGTTGATCCACAATTCCAGAAAAAGAACCCCTTGACCTGAGCGGTCAAACGTGGTTAATGCCTCGGGATCAACCCCCCGGGAGCCACTATGCAGTCCCCCTCAGTCAATGTCATCGGTGGCGCGGTCGCTGTCGTCGCTCTTGCGGCGCTGTTCTATTTCGGTCTGCCCCGGCAGACTCCAGCCCCCGCCCCCTTACCCTCCGTAGTATCAAAGGTTGTACCCGCGCCCGCACCGGCAGTCGTGTTGAAGCCCGTGCTTGTGCCGCCTCCGAAGCCTGTCCCGGAGGTAAAGCCGCCGCTTAAGTTTCGCACGGTGCCAACGATGAATTGCGATTGGGTGCCCGAAGTCGAGCGTACCTACTCTAAGGACCAAATTGTTTCCGCAGCCGAAGGGTATGGGGCATCCCCCGATCAGCTTTCGGCATTGCGTGCTTGTTTGAAATAAAAAGGATCATGGGATCGCTTTAGCGAGATGGCTCGCGGAAGAAATCGAGGAGTAACGACGATGCAGGTAAAGCTCAAAACCATTTACGACAAGCAAGAGGACATCCCCGAAGGCTTCGGTGATCTTTACACTCAAAAAGGCGAGAAGTTCGAGTTGACCGCCGTCGAGGGTGTCAAGACTCCGGCCGACGTGGATCGTGTCCAGTCCGCGCTCACCAAAGAACGCAACGATCACAAGATCGTTCGTGAGAAGCTTCAATTATTCGGCGATGTCGATCCTGCATCGCTTCCCGCTCTCCAAGAAGAATTGACCGAAGCCAAGGCGAAGCTCGACACGCTGACGGCGGAGGGTAAGCTCGACGAGGGCAAGGTGCAAACTCAGATCGACGCGGCTATCGCTCGCGCGGTCGGCCCGATCAATCGTGACAAGGAAAGCCTGACCCGGCGACTCGAAGTGGCGACGAAAAATATTGCCGATAAGGAAGCCGAAATCGCAGGCGTCAAGCAAGAGCAACAGCAAGAGCGTATCCGCACGCAAATTCGCGACGCTGTGACGCTCGGCAAGTTTCCGGTTCTCTCGACCGCCGTCGATGACGCGGTGGTCATTGGTGAAAAGATGTTCGAGTTTGTCGATGGCAAGCTCGTCACCAAGGATGACGGCGGTATGACCCCGGGTCTCAGCCCGGCAGAGTGGACGAAGGATATGATGGAGCGTAGGCCCCATTGGTGGGCCGCAAGCGTCGGCGGCGGTTCGCAAGGTGGCAAGGGCGGTGGTGGCATGTCCAACAAGGACAACCCGTGGCTGGCCGACAACTGGAACGTCACCGAACAGGGGCGGCTCTACAAGGAAAGTCCCGAGAAGGCCGCGCAGATGGCGCAGCGCGCCGGAGTCAAGATCGGCGCGATCCATCCCGCGAAGAACAAGGCCGCCGCGTAAATCAGGTCATAGCCTTACCCGGTTTATCAGATCACAACTTGACAATGCCGCCTTCGGGCGGCATTGTTGTTTTTGAGGGGGCGCGGACGCCCGCTGCTCGCGTGATGTGTCGAGCCACGTTGCAAAAAGCAGGTCCGCGCCCCCTAGATTTAAGTGTTAGGGCTACATTGTTCAAATTTGCTGTCCAGCAAATATCGCGCAAACGCTGAATAACAAAGCGTTTCTTCGCATTTATCCCGTGCAAAATACGAAAAAGAAATACCGGGTTGCTTCGCCCGCAAAAACGCGTTAACCATACGCTTCTTAAATGGGATATTCCCTCAGTCTCCGATGCGCTCATGGGAGTGGCTCGACTGAGAACCCCGGGACGAAAAGCCCGCGATGCCTCACATGGGTGAGGAACCGGAGCAATCCAGTTTCCACTTTTGGAGAGTATCATGACCAACGTGTCAACCACCATCGCAGACGTTATCGTCCCCGCGATCTTCACGCCTTACACCCAACAGTTGACGATGGAAAAGACAGCCATCATCCAGTCGGGTATCGCGGCACGCGACGACTTCCTTGACAACCTCCTCGCTGGCGGCGGCTTGACCTTCACGGTCCCGTCTTGGCAGGACATCGGCGACCCGGCGGAAAACGTGTCGAGTGACGACGCGAACGCCGACTCGACGCCGAACGTCACCGGAACCTCGGGCGAAGTTGCCGTTCGACTTTCCCGCAACAGTTCATGGAGCACGATGCGCCTTGCGACGGCGCTGGCCGGTGCCGACCCGATGCAGTCCATCGCATCGCGCGTCTCCGACTATTGGGTCCGTCGTCTACAGCGCGCATTCGTCGCCGTAGCAAACGGCGTGTTCACCACGAACGAATTGTCCGACCCGACCCTTGGTCGCGCGGGCAAGACTGGTCTTAGCGCCGCATTCGGCACTCAGGCCGACCTGACCAACAGCATCGCAGCTTCGGGCTTTTCGGCTGGCGTCACGGACTTCCAAGCGGAGTCGTTCATCGACACCGCGACGTTGCTCGGTGACGCGGCGGAAGATGTCACCGCCTGCTTTATGCACTCCATCGTCTACTCGAAGGCGCAGAAGAACAACCTGATCGACTTCATCCCGGACGCGGAAGGCCACATCAGCATTCCGGTGTTCTTGGGACGGCGCGTCATCGTTGACGACGGTATGCCAAACCCGGCGGGCGACACCGCCAACAACGCCAACACTGGTCAAGGCTCCGGCCTGTACCACACTTGGCTCGTTGGCCCGGCCTCGTTCCGACTCGGTGTCGGCACCCCGGTTGTCCCGACCGAAGTGTTCCGTTACCCGTCTCGCGGCAACGGCGCAGGCTCGGACGTTCTGTTCAACCGCGTCGAGTGGTCAATTCACCCGGTCGGTCACGCATGGGTCGGCTCGTCGCCGGTCTACGAAGGCGGCCCGACCAATGCTCAGCTTTCGGGCAGCGGTTCGTTCGTCCGCGTGTTCCCGGAACGCAAGCAGATTAAGCTCGCTCGCCTGATTACTCGCGAGAGCGCGGCTAACCCGTCAACGGCATGGGACAGCAAGGGCGGACCGAATTCGACCGTTCCTCCGGGTTCGTCTCAGGTGAACCTGTACGAGGGTCCGTAATCTAACGCGGCGGGTTTAAGAGATACGCCGCACGTCAACTAAGACTTGACGTGCGGTTCGTTTTTCAAACCAAGGATGCACGTACATGGCTGATCCCTTTGACACCCACGCCTCGGCTCGTTTGCACAAGCGCCATCAACGCTACGCGAACTTCTCGCGACTCAATCACAGCAAGCAAGAGCTTGAGTTTCTCTCCGTAGAGGCGCTCCGACTCGGAACGACCACGGCGAACATCTTTCATTTGCTCGACAGCTACACCGCCGGGCAGATCAGAGGGGCCGCAAACCTCGCTGCGCTATAACCTTCGGTGTCCGTCCAGAGGGGGGACTTCCGGCGGATACTGATCGGCGGCGGGGGATCGGCGAAAGCCGCCCCCGCCGCTAACATAATCTAAGCTTCCCCGTTGCATGGGCATCGGGGCGTATCCCCCAAGCAAACGAGGCTACCAT